ATATAATGAATCAATCGGTTCCAATGAAACCCCGTCAGATTTGCCTTGGTCATCGACTGAGATGATTAATAAGTATAGAAGGCTTATACTTGACAGATTGATGTCTGTTCCTCCAAAGAGTACATTATATGGTACTAGAGGACAGGCTTTAATGCGCAGTAGGCAACTCTATAATGAGGGAGAAGTCGGACAGCCTTCAGGTTTTTAGGAGGTCTAAATGGCAAGAAAAAATAAGGGGGCAGTAAATAAACAACTTTGGGATAGAGCTAATAGCACCCACCGTCGTAAATGGCAGTTTACAAGTCAAAAAGGATTTGATTTTTACCTCGATGAGCAACTCACAAAAGATGAATCTGATGTTCTAAAAGAATCCGGCATGCCGAGTTTCACGATTAATAGGGTACTGCCTATTGTCGAGATAATGAAATATTTTGTTACAGCACAGAATCCAAGATGGAAAGCTGTGGGAGTAACTGGTGACGATGCTGACATTGCTCAAGTCCATTCCGATATATCAGAATACTGTTGGTATCTATCAAATGGTAAATCTTTATATAGTCAGGTAATTCTTGATTCTCTAACAAAGGGAGTTGGGTACTTCCTGGTTGATGTTGACCAGGATATGGATATCGGTAAGGGTGAAGTTGTATTCAAGAGAATTGAGCCATACGATGTTTTTGTTGACCCAATGAGCCGTGACTTTCTATTCAGGGATGCAGGTTTTATAACTATCCGCAAAAATGTAACCCGCACTCAGTTAAAGAATCTGTTCCCTGAATTTAATAGAAAGATACAAAAAGCAAGTTCTGGTTCCGGTTCTGGAATCACAGAGACTCTTTCATTGAGAGATAGGGATGAATCAAAGATTATACAGCAGGAAGATATCAGTCTTGGTATTGGTGCTGATGGTGAGGATGATGATATAATTGCATATTATGAAACCTACCAAAAGATAAAGAAGCCATTCATCAATGCATATATTAAATCACCTCCTGATGAAGTTGAAATGCGTGAGATTCAAAAGGCAATTGATGTCGAGATAAAAGAATTTGCTGCTGAGATGTCAGTTCAACTTGAAGAGAAGAAGTTACAGATTCAAAATGCACTACAATCAGGTGAGATTATTCCCGATAGAGCTCAGTTGGAACTTGAAAAAGCCGAGAAAGAAACACAAGAGTCTATTGAACGTCAGAAACAGATTTTAATATCACAGGCTGAAGAGATACGTTCCAAGATTGAGCAGACAATAATTCCAGAGGATGACTTCAAAGAATTAATGAAGGAACCTGAATTTGCAAGTAAGGTGGTTGATTCAGTTAAGTTCTATGAGAATCGAATTGACCTTGTATGCAGTGTTGGTGAGGACACCTTTTTATACGAATATGAACTTCCAGTAAATGAGTATCCGATAATACCAATACCATATATTTATACTGGAACACCATATCCAATGTCAGCCGTGGCTCCTCTAATTGGTAAGCAACAGGAAATCAACAAGGCTCACCAGATTATGATTCACAATGCTAATCTTGCATCAAATCTTAGATGGTTATACGAAGAAGGTTCCGTTGATGAAGAAGAATGGGAGAGATACTCATCATCCCCTGGTGCATTATTAAAGTATCGTCAGGGATTTAATCCTCCAACTCCAGTATTACCAGCAGCCATCAATAATGCATTTTATACAATAACTCAGGAAGGTAAATCTGATTCTGAGTATATATCTGGTGTACCATCTGCAATGATGGGATTCACTCAAGACCAACCAGAGACTTATCGAGGTCTTCTTGCTAATGATGAATTTGGTACGAGAAGATTAAAGGCATGGATGGGTAGTATTGTTGAACCCGCTCTTGAACAACTCGGTAAATGCTTTCAAATGGTATCACAAAATCACTATACAATTGATAAGATATTCAGACTTGTGCAACCTGAAGCTGGTCAAAAAGAAGGTGGAGAAGAGAAAGAGACAAGAATTAATATACCGATTTACAATGATTATGGTGAAGCAGTCGGCAAATGGAATGACTATGCATCAGGGAAGTTTGATGTACGAATTGTAGCTGGTGCAACGATGCCATTAAATAGATGGGCATTACTTGAGGAATATTTCAGGTGGTTCCAGGCTGGTCTCATTGATGACATTGCCATGATTGGTGAAACCGATATAAGAAATAAAGAAAGAATTATTGAGCGTAAGTCTCTATATGCACAATTGCAATCACAACTGCAACAAATGGAAGAAGCAGTAAAAGACAAGGATGGAACAATAGAGACTTTGAGTAGACAACTAGTACAGGCTGGTATAAAAGACAAGGTAAGAACTGGTGAATCTGAAGTAAGAAAAGATGTACTGCAGACAGAAGCTCAACAAAAACTTCTTAGGGGACTGCTCAAGGGTGAGTATGATACCGCTAAGAAAGACCTAAAGCGTGAAATAAAATCCGCTGTAGATAATGCAAAACAAACTGTTGGAAAATAGTGAAAGTGTTTTGTAAATTAATCCAAATGAAAAGGAGTTCATAATATGGAAGAACAAGCAGGCAACGCTTTGAATGACATTGATTTCAATCAAGCCCCCGAAGCAGAGCTTCCAGCCAGCGACAGTAAATCAAGTGAAGATTTTTTCGAGGCACTTGATAGAAGTGTTAATGGCGTAATACAAGATGAGGTTCAGACAACTTCTGCTCCACAGCAGGACCCTGACCCACAAATAAGTCAGGAGGACTTAGGTTCTCTTGAAAAAAGATATTCGGATTCAAGTCGAGAAGCAAAGCGGCTAAACTCCCGCTTGAAGGAACTTGAGCCATATCTTCCAGTCCTCGATGCAATGAGAGAAGACCCCAATTTAATTTCTCATGTGAGGAATTATTTTGAGGGTGGCGGTCAAGCCCCGGAAAGTATGAAGGATAAGTTCGAGCTAGATGAAGATTTCGTGTTCGACCCTGATGAGGCTATGTCTGACACAGGTTCTGACTCTGCTAAAGTTCTGAACGCTACGATTGATGGTGTTGTTCAACGAAGGTTGAATGAGACTCTTTCAAGGCAGCAAATGGAGAACCGTCGTCTCAGTGATGAAGCGTCATTTCGTGCTTCGCATGATTTAACGCATGACCAATGGGAAGACTTTACAAAGTTTGCCAAAAACAAAACTTTAGAACTGGAAGATATTCTCTATTTAAAAAATAGGGAAACTCGTGAACAAAACATAGCAAAGGAAGCAAGTAAAGGTGTGGCAGCTCATATGAGAGATACTCAGAGTCGCCCACGTTCACTAGCTACATCAGGTAGCGCACAAGTCGATAAGTCAGCAGACGATCAAATCTTTGATTCTATCCTAGGTTCAGACCGTGAGTTTGATAACATCTTCGGACAATAATGTTCGGAGATTAACTTAGGTAAAAGATAGGAGTTAAACATGGCTGATGTATTTGGTTTAAGTACATACAACGATGTTGCTACTTGGTCTGATGGAACCAGTAAAGATACTGGTGACTTAAGGCGACGATATAATTTCGGAGATAGGGTTTCTGAACTAGCAATAGCTCAGGATCCATTTTTTCGTTTTGTATCTAAAGTAGCAAAGAGACCTACTGATGACCCTGAATTCAAGTTCACAGAACGCAGACCCTCTTACCATAAACGATACGCATATGTATCCGGATGGATTGATAATAATGACGTAGATAATCTCGGTGGAACAACTGATGATGCCGACTTAGTAGCCTATAATGATGGTGGAGCCCCTGACTCAATGTCAACTGGCGACACTGTTAAGGTTTATATGTCAACTGATTATAAATCATCTGGTAATGTGCAATCCATTTATGGGCAATCGCAGAATAAGGTTGATGTTGGCGCAAGCGGTACAAGACCGACATTCTTTCTACCCGACCAGGTAGTTAGAATTCCGTTGTCAAGTACCGGTGCTGGTGGCGACGCAGGCAGTGAGATTCTGATACGTGTAAAAAGCGTAGAGACAGAATCAGATTCACTGTCTAAAGACAGCCGTGAATGTGTTTTGATAGAAGGTGAAGTAATTAAATCCGCTGCAAGTGGCTATAATTACTTAGCTGGGTGGCTTTCTGACAATGTTGCTTGGGGTGGAACGGCAGATGATGCCACTGTCCACGATCAAAGCATTGCAAGTGCTCTTGAATCAAGACGTTCTCATGTAGTAGGTAGTGCTCATGGCCAAGGTACTGGTTATCCGGAGACCTGGAAAGACCAACCCTTTACAACGGGTTTTGGACTTACACAGATTTTCAAAACCACCATGGCAATGAATAATACGACTCGTGCGACGGTTCTGAAATATGAACCAAACGAGTTCGCGAGAATATGGCGTGAAAAACTGATTGAACATAAGTGGGATATCGAACAAGCAATGCTTTTCGGTTCTCAAGGTTCAGTTAGCAGCGTTCAATATACACAGGGTGCAATTGATTTCATTTCCAGTTATGGTAATGTTTTCAGTTTGACGTTGGCAAGTAAAACTCAAGATGACTTTCTTGATGACTTGTCGAACTTCCTTGACCCACGTTATAATAACGCAAATGCGACAGTATTCTTCTGTGATACGCAAACATATAACTGGTTGCATAAACTCAGTGGATATTTTGCAAACAATATCGGTATGGTTGACCCAGGAGCTTCTAGCCCTGATTCAGCTGGACAATCATATGGTCGTTTTGACTTTTCCAGAGGCGGTAAACAGAATATGTTTGGCGTGGCTGTGAATGTCATTTCAACACCTTATGGTGATATGAGAGTTGTTCGCAATGTTCACTTAGATAAAAGTCCTATTAAACTATTAGCAGTCAATATGAGGCATTGCGCTATGCGGCCTCTGGTTGGTAATGGTATTAATCGTGACACTGCAATCTATGTTGGCGTTCAAACGCTTGAAAATAGTGGCGTTGACCGTAGAGTCGACTTAATCCAAAGTGAAATAGGTATGGAATGGCAGATGCCAGAAGCCCATGCTTATTGGTCGTAGGAGGTTAGATTATGGCAATCCCTTTATATGGTCAGAACAAAGATGGTGATGCTCTAAATGCAGCAGCTGAAAATAATGCTGGTGGATATAGAGAAATCTCTGTCGTCACTGCTGGTGACTCTTCACATACATTAACTACTGCTGATGCTGGTATTATTAATATATCAGCTGCTCTCGCGAGTGGAGCAGTAATTAAGCTACCTGCAGCAACCAAAGCAAGAGTAGGTCTAAGATACAGAATACTCTTCACTGGAACGATGGCAGCAGCTGCAACGATTGACCTTCCCGATTCTGGGACAGCAGTCTTTGTAGGAGTTGTTACACAAAATAGAAGTGGTAATGGTGCAGGCGTGGCAGATGCCGCTGCTGTAAACAGGACTACAGTTGTGACTACTTTAGCTCAAGGTGAGAAGTCGATAGAACTTGACGAGAATGACGTAACATTTGGAGGTGCTATTGGAACTGATTTAGAGTTCTACTATGCATCAATACATGAAGTTATTGTCTCAGGGACTATTCTTGTAAATGCAGCATCTACAGCTCTTGATGGGCTTCAAGCTACTATGTTCACAGGAACAGGTTACTAGTGATACCTGATTAAGGTAAAAAAATCTTAAATTCGAGAGGTAATAGCTCGATATAAGGATAAATTGGGAGGCCGGTAATGCTAGGTTTGACCTCCTTTTTCCTAGTGTAACTGGCCTCCTTATTACAGAGGTAAAGATTTGATATGGCAACAAGCGAAATAGCAAGTGATATACAAAATATAACAGGAGTCGGAACTGCTGACACTGGGTTCATAGAGTCTGCTCAGAGGTTTGTGGTTTCCAGTGTACCAAAAGAATTATTGAGATGGGCTGCTTCTGAAACAGTTCCTGCAACACATGGTGGGGATAATGACCCTCAACAAGTTACGATGCCAACAGGTACAGATAGTGTTATATCAGTAAGAAGGGATTCATATGTTGCTCAAGAAGTTGGAATTCAAGACAGGGGATTTATTGGTAGTAGTGCAAGTCTTAAAAAGGCTACAAATACTTTTCCAAAATATTTTATAGCTGATGCAAATAGAATTATTGTAAAACCAGACCCTGATAGTACATATAAAATTTATGTAACATATATAAATTATTCTAATATAAACGATGATTCTGATTTAAGAAATGCAGTTGTATACCATTCAATATCAAAAGAATATGGTAGATTGGCATCAGGTAAAATATCTGATGTTGTTTTAAGTCCTTCCCCTGTATCTCCTGATGCACCATCTTTTACAACTCCAGATGTTGCGAGTGTATTCTTAAATAATATAGGAGTTCCACCAACATATACTGCTCCCGCGATTACAACTGGAGACTCACCCGGAGATGATGCAACAAAAAATTTAAGTTCAATGGATACAACAACTTGGACTTCTCTAGATTACGATTTTGATGACGAGAATATAAATGCATTAAAATGGTTTCAAGTCGCTGGTGATTTCATACAGAATCAAGAAGATTTTGAATTAGCAGGTGCTCAATTACAAAAGATTAATTCATATGCAGGTGTATATGCTCAGGGATTGCAGAATCAATTAAATAAATTCAATGATGAT